CAGCTGGTCCCGTTGTGATGAGACTAAGCGTTTCGTTTTCAATCGAAACGGTCTGAGTCGTGACGTTTCCGTTCGTCGTGATGAGTTCCAAGTTGGATGCGATATTTGACAAGAAATAACCATCACCCACGAATCGCGTCGCGTACACGTTACCGATCGCGTGTATGACATTCGATCCCGTGTCATCAAAATACACGTTAGATGCAATACTGAGTGTGTGATCAGGTGTCGTATTTGCAACACCCACCGGACCGGTCGTTGTGAGACTTATATCACTGTTCAAAAGAGATACAGTTTCACTCGTGACATTCCCATTCGTGACAATTTGTTCGAGATTTGATGCGATGTTCGACAAGAAATAACCATCACCAATGAATCTCGTGGCGTAGACATTACCGGTTGCGTGGATCACATTCGATCCACTATCATCGATGTAGAGATTTGACCCGATACCCATCGTGTGTTCGGGCGCCGTGTTTGCGATACCCACATTCCCACTCGCGACAAAACTCATCGCATTCGTGAATTCAATCGTATTCGCGGTCACGTTTCCATATTGCGTGACTTGTTGAAGTGTGATGTTTGAGAGACCGTGGGCGTTCCCATAATAGGTACCGAATTCACTCACCGTGATATTATTTTGAACTCGGACATTCCCTTGAAGATCGATTAAGAGATTTTTATCTGGGTATTGATAGTATAAAATATGATCATCGGTGAATGTATTTTGTGTATACCCAACCGCAAATCTGTGATCGACGGCGTGGTGAATCAATGCGATGTTGGAATATGAAACAACTTCCCCTTCTTCGAGGTGACTGTGTTCAATCATGAATCCACTGTCAAGACCCGTCGCGCTATTGTTTGAACCTACACCAAAGATTCTGTCTTCAATCGTGACCGAGGTGGAAGAAATGATGGTCGTATTACCACCGAGCGTGATGTTACCAAGGAATTCGGCTTCACTGGCGGAAATGACATACTTCCCTTCGGGTGTTATGAATACGGGTGACTGGATGAACTCACCAGTCGTGTCTACCATGGGAATGTATTTATTCGTTGAATCTGTGAGACCGAGCACCGTAATATTTGAACCAACTTCTAAATTTGCCGTCGTAACGAGACCCGTCGTCGCGTTCGTGAATTGAATGGTATTAGATGTCGTATTACCAGTGTTCGTGACTTGTTCAAGGGTTTGAAGCTTTGTCAAGAGATTCGCCGGAACAATCTTTCGAAGGTTATTGTTCTCGGTGTTGACGTACACGTACGGCGACGTCGTGGTCTCGATTGGTGCGTTTGGAATATCATTTGAACGACCTACACCTGTAACGGATACAATACCAGAATTTGGATGCCCCTTCACAACCAAACCAATATTTTGAATGAAGTCAGTCGCACCATATGGTTTCACATTTGAGACAGCACCCGCGACGACATTACTGACAAATACAGTTTCACCAGTTTGGAAATTATCTGTATTTATTCCATCGGCACGGCCGAACGTGACGATGAGACCCTCTTGGTTTAGGGTAAACGCCTCATAGGCTAAGCCAAGGGCAGGCATTGTGGCACTTGAATCAGCTCGCGCCTTTCGAATAGAGAATGTATTGTTTCCAATCGTACCCGTCGCATACACAGCGTCACCCTTCCCAATGACTTCCTCCGCCTTTGCGTAGAGGAATGTGTGGTTTTGAAGTTGGTTCGTCCAGTTGGAACCATCATACACAAGCATATCTTCATTGGCGAGTGCCTTTTCCCCTATGACAACATTTGACAATTGGTCGAGTTTAACGATCACATTTGACACGAGATCCGTGGTAAACGCTGTGGTTGGGTTCGTAAATTGAATTGTATTGGAAGTTGTGTTTCCCTTGTCACTTACAACTTGTAACGTCACGTTCGCGAGATGTCCACCGTCCCCATAGTAGCGCGCCGCGTGGACGTTGTTTGTGACCATGACGTTCGAATCGACAAACACATTCCCAGTCACATTGAGTTCTGATTCCACATCGGTATTTCCAGAAACGACCACGTTAGATGCTACAAACACATTCCCAGTCACATTGAGTTCTGATTCTACATCGGTATTTCCAGTGACGATGACATTCGATCGCACAAACACGTTCCCATCGACGGTAAGTTCGGATTGTACATTCGTATTCCCAGTGATGATGGCGTTTGAAGCAATGAAGACATTACCACTCACATTCAATTCCGAGGAAATGTCGGTATTTCCGGTAATCACGGCGTTGGACGCCACAAAGACATTCCCACTCACATTCAATTCGGACGAAATATCCGTGTTACCACTCACGACGACGTTCGACGCCACGAACACATTCCCATCGACGTTGAGTTCTGATTGAATGTCGGTATTCCCAGTAATCACGGCGTTTGATTCAATAAAAACATTGCCAGTGACATTGAGTTCTGAAGATATGTCAGTATTTCCCGTGATAATCACATTAGAGCCCACAAAGACGTTTCCAGTAACATTGAGTTCGGAAGAGATGTCTGTATTTCCAGAGACAACGACATTCGAAGCGACAAACACGTTACCAGTGACGTTCAATTCCGATTGAACATCCGTGTTTCCTGTGACGATCACATTGGATCGAGCAAAGACGTTTCCATCAACGTTGAGTTCAGACTGAACATCTGTATTCCCAGTAATAATAGCGTTAGAACTCACGAAAACATTGCCGGTGACATTCAGTTCCGATGAAATGTCTGTATTACCAGCGATGAATACGTTTCCTTCGACATTGAGTTCCGACTGCACGTCTGTGTTTCCGGTGACGATGACGTTAGAGCCCACAAACACGTTGCCAGTGACATTGAGTTCTGATTCTACGTCTGTATTTCCAGTCACAATCACATTGGACGCCACGAATACATTACCAGACACATTCAATTCTGAAGAGATGTCGGTATTACCGGACACAAACACATTTCCATCGACATTGAGTTCTGACTGCACGTCGGTATTACCACTGACAATCACGTTAGATGCCACGAACACGTTACCCGTGACATTGAGTTCGGATTGAATGTCGGTATTACCACTCACGACGACATTCGAAGACACGAATGCATTGCCAGTGACATTGAGGTCGTAGCCGACGTCGATGTTAGCTGTCGCGGTGATATTATTCGAGCTCACGATGTTTTGAACAACCGTGAAATCGGTCGTAAACGTCACATTACCATCGACCGTGAGATCGCCACTCACGTAGGCATTCCCCGTCACACCGAGCACGTTGGACGTACCACTATCCTGCACATACAAATTCGATCCAACGTCGAGTGTGTGCGTCGGGATATCTTGAAGAATACCAAATTTCGATGCATCGTAGATTGCGATGGCATTCGTTTCGTCGTACGTCGTGAGAGAAAACACCGTATTAATGTAGGTTATCGTGTAATTACTAATCACAAACCCAAACCCAAAGTTATCATTAATCTCGATGAGACTGCCTCTGATGACTTCTTCGGCGATCGTGATTGGTCCTGGACTCGTATCATCGACAACCGCGACCTGCGTTCCATTAACGGTTACTTCGAGTTCATTCCCAAAACCGAGCTGTGTGGATTGGATCGTCATATTTAACGTCCCAGTTACAGGTGCCGTGACACTGACGTTTGATGCGTTATACGTAATGGTCTTCAGGGGTGTCTCTGATTCATTGAAATGCCAACGACCAATGTGCGTGCTCCCTGTTGTATACGTATTCCCGTAAAATTTCGCCTTTAGGGGATTTGATGGATTAAACGTGATCGTCTGCTGCGTAGCGTCGCTCGCTGTATACCCAAACGAAAGTTCATCGCTACTTTCTTTAAAAATGACACCCACATTACTCCCCACCACCGTCCGGGTCATCATGACACCGATGTCATTGATCCCGGGGTTATTACGCGCGAGTTCTATGATTGGATCCTTAATAGTAAGATTCTGTGTGTTAATCGTCGAAGTATTTCCTTCGATATAAAGTTCACCTCCAATCCACACGTCACCACCTTCATTAATGTAAAAATTATTACCAACGTCGAGTAAGTGAATGGGATTCGCATTACCTATCCCTACATTTGACAAGGTGACGAGACCCGTAAATGTATTATTAAACACAGCTGTATTAGTCGTCACGTTACCCGTGATGAGTACATCCTCTAAACTTACACGAGACCCTGGACCAATATCTACGATTTCCTTGGTTACAAAATTATATACAATTGTGTTCGATGTCGCACGCTGGTCGAAATCATACCGTAGTGGTGCTACGTAGAACGAATTCGCCGTGAGACTCGGAAAAACATCCGGAGTTGCATTGAGCACGATCGTATTTTCAGGTTGATAATCAGACGTATTCTTACCGAGCCTGATCTTCTCTGAACGATCGATGGTACTCAAGTTCTTCACCATTTATATAATCTCGTATTTTAATTGGCGTAGATGAGACCGGCCATACCATTATTTATTCTGAGTATGTTATAATTTACCGCGTAAATTGGGTCGTTTATTGGTAAGGTTTCACTATGTATCATTGCTGAATCTAAACGACTGAAATTGAGCGTTCCTGTGGGCTGTAGAAGACTCGTCGTGAGACAGAAGCAATGTAAGAAGATGTCGGGCGACGTCACGTAATTCGTGTGGTAAAATGAAGAAACATCGATGTAATGTGGCCTTGCCCATTTATACACACCGATATCCGTGCCGTTAATGCTTATTTTCACTTTATTAGTTGCGGATGTCAACGCACTCGTATAACTGGTATTCGAGCACGCGATGTACTTTACCGGATGATTGAAACTCAACTCATGAATGAGTTCACCCGAAGGGATGTTCTTTTGAACCTGGTGAATGAGAATATTATGGCTTCGAGAGGCCATGCTTGCGCGTTCTTGATTATCTAAATAATAGTAATTCGCAAACGCTTCCCAATTGTATAACTTAGCGTCAGGTCCCCATCGAATACGCACTTCGACATTGTGATACTGCAACGCACACAAAGGGATCGCACTTTGTGGATTTTCACAAAAGAAGAACCGTAATGGGTAAAAATACGATCGTGAGCTCAAACCCGGGTGTGGACCGTTTGAGGATTTTGACACATTATTCGCAAACGTGTCTATCGCAATCTTTTCACAAAAGATTGAATCTTGTGTATCTATGACGTGACCTCCAATCAAAAACTCAACACTCTCAATGAGGGTTGTCCAGTTCAATGAATCAAGTGCTTCTGAATGGTCGTCAATCGTAAGATACACATAGCCTAAAAGATCACCCGTTTTTTCGAAACGGATGGTCGACATAGAGTTACTATTCACAGCTCCCTGTATGGTTTGTTGCTCGAGAGATTGTGAAAAGTTGGAGTGCCTCTTAAAAGAAGAATTAAAAAACGAGACCTCCGGTTCGCCCATAATATGTTCATCTTGTGCGCCAATCGCGATGAGTTGAACGATACCCGAAGACATTTATATTACCTAAATGTTATTTTTACCTAAAAGCTCCGCATATTTGGTTTCCTGCAAACAAAACGAATAATCAAGAAGTTATCACCCGTGGCACCATCCTCGATAGTATCACCGTTTTGATCACGAATCGTCACTGTGAGTCGATCGATCGTGTTGATAGGATCGATGTATTGTGTAATGACTGGGTAGTGATCTCTGAACACAATTAAATCATTCGTCCCGGAGTGAACGTTTGATTTACTAATCAACGATGCGAATGAGTTTCTGAGAACAGACAACGCCGGTTGCGTTGCGACAGACTGTGGTGGATCTTTCGATGCTCGATCCGTGAAAATAGAGTCGAGTTCTGAAATCGAGACGTAACAATGTTCCGTCGCGTCCGTCGTATGAATATGTGCACCAAGAAGTCTCGCTTGCACAACATTACGAAGTGGTGTGTTCAGGTACACTGTGAAAGTGTTCGCACTGTCCTGTCCAACACTATCGAGAGTGATCGTGTGAAATTCATAATCAATATCCGGAATACTTTGGGACGGCGCCGTGATAAGTGCCATTTTTACTATTATATACCTAGATTAAAACACCACCAATTCCATCACCAATTTCATAATCACCGTGGTCGCGGACGACCTGTTGCATACCGCATACACCACCCGGAGTTAACGATCGGCTATAGTAGCCCGCTGTCTTCTGGGGACCGGCGACGCATTCGAGCTTGTGCTCGAGATCAAAGATAGACTTTTCCGACTTTGGCTTAATCACGATAGGCCTGGCCTGGTAACCACTTCGGCGAGACTTCAGGAGGGTCAACAAGTAAATAGCACCAATGATTGCCAACACGCCCATGATGGCACCACGATCGGCTTTATTGAGATTGAGCTTGAACATTTATAGTTCACTGACATTTTTTTATAAAGTGCGTTAAAGATTTTTGAATACTTTCAAGTTAAAGGGTAGATGGACGAAGAGATTGTTCTCGACCGAGGAAATGCGACAGTCATGAAGCTTGACGCAGATGAACAGGCGCTCATGGACGAAATCCACATTAGCGCTCCCAAGATGCACATGCCGAAGCGCCCGGTATCCAACCAACCCCGAAGACCTCAACAACCGAGGAGTGCTCCACAGGAAGAGATCGATGCATTCGCCAACCCGAACAAGCAAGCCCCACCACCAAAGTTTGAAAATGAAGAAGTTGATTACGGTGAAGATGAACCCGTGTTCTATGATGACGATGAACCGGGTATGTATGAACAGGAACAGGAACAAGAACGACCGGCAAACGGTTTCACATCGGTCGACGAAGAAAAGGCGGACATTTTAAATAAGCTCGCCAGACTCGAAAAGAAAGGCTTCAACGTGAACAAGCGCCTGAATGCGTACTCGTCGATTGACGAACTGCGCACCGAAGTGAAACGTGTCACCTATAGTATTGAAGTTGAACAGTCTGTTAAGTTCAGTAAGCGTATGTTAATCGCGTGTGTGACTGGTCTTGAATTCTTGAATAAACGTTACAATCCGTTTGAATTGTATTTAGACGGATGGAGTGAGTCTGTCATGGAAAACCAGGACGATTACGACAATGTCTTTGAAGAGCTGTACGTAAAGTACAGAAGCAAGGTCAATGTTGCACCAGAAGTCAAGCTCATCATGATGTTGGGTGGATCTGCTATGATGTTCCACTTGACGTCTTCGATGATGAAGGCGGCGCTTCCAAACATGAATGACGTGCTCAAGCAAAACCCAGACCTCATGAAGAACATGGTCCAGGCGGTTCAATCAACTGCCCAGCAACGAAACGACCAGACTCCGTCAGATGAAGGTCAATATGAAATGCAGGGTCCGGGTCTCGACATTTCTAAGTTGATGGGTGGTATCATGATGCCCCCACCACCACCGATGAATACGTCTCCGATGGTGACGACGCGCCAACCTGAACCTACATTTGACGATGACGATGTCTCTGATATTGTTTCTATTTCAGGCGATTCTACGGGG